CCAACAAACTTACTTTTAACGACAATGACGCAGTTTTAGATATGGAAACTAATAAACAAAGCACAGTTATTGCACCAAAAACAATCGAAAGACTAGATCTAATCGCAAAAGAAAATGATGCAAAAAGAAAAGCAGAAGAAGCTCAATATGCTGATGAGGATGAGGATCATGAAGAAGAAACATTAACTATTCATTCCGGCGATAATGTTGATTTAAAAATAGAAAGTCTTGATAGTTTAGATAAATATCCGAAATTAGATATTGAAGTTTTAACTTAATTGCGTTAAATTATTTTATTTTTCTTAATAAAATAATTTAAATGACCCAATCTATATTTGTTGCTGGCGTAGCTATAGCCACGGTTTATCTTTTATTCCGTTTTATTGAAATGAGATTTATATTAAAAGAAAAAAAACCATTGAAATTTCTAATTAGAGACACGTTAATGGTATATTTAAGTGTTGTTATTGGAAATTTTATATTAAGTCAATTTTCATCTAGTATTATAGAACAAAAATCACCAGAAGTATTTACTGATATCCCTAATTTTTAATAATATAGATAATTCCATAATGCTTCAGCGATATTATTATATGCAAACCATCCGGTTTCTTGAATGGTTGGACGTTCCGCAATGTTAGTGAATCTGACATTCAAATCAGAAGGAGGTTTATCAAATATCAAACTGTCAATCGGTAATTTTGTAATATAAATTTTCGGTCCATTTGAAGGATTTAAATCTGAACTTAAATAACGACTTTGAAATGCTTTATCATATCCGTTTTCTTCTAATAATATACTTTTCAAAATACTAATTTTTTTTACAAAATCTTTTGTCATTGTAAGTCTAATACCGTGTTCAATAAAAAGAATTTGATAATCATATTTTCCATATATACTATCTAATTTACTAACATGTCTTATAATATCTCTGTGTCTGAATGGTTGTGTATTTAAATCAATTTTTATACCAATACGTTCTTTCAAAAGAAAGTCAAATTCTGAACGCGTTACTAAACCGTATTTTTCCCGTGCGTCTGCTATTTTTTCCATGCAATTATCGCAAGATCCATCATCGGTTTTACATTTACATTCACTTTGATCCAATTTATGTATTGAAAACGAGTTAATGATATTATATAGTTCTTGGATTTCTTCGTCTTTACTTGTCATTATAATTTAAATTTAAATTAATAAAAAAATATTAATTTAAATCAATTTTTTTTATTCTTCTTCTTTTTAAATTTCGAAGTATTAAATTTATTTTCATACTTTGAAGCAAATAATTCGCGTCTTTTTTGAATATCAGTTGGTCTTATTTTTTCTTTTTCTTTTTGTTTTAATTTTTTTTCTTCATTTTTCTTTTGTAATTCCAATTCATCTATAACACAAGTATAACAATATACCCACGTATAAGAATTATTCACCCAATCTTCAATTTTTAGTTCCATATAATAATTCAAAAACTCGTCATCTACGTGTAAGTTTTTCTCCCATAATTGTGTTAAAACCCAAACCAAAAATTCATTCCTATTTTCTGTTGTCAAAACCATTAATTCAGGATCTTCGCTTTCGGGTAATGTATTCATTATATTAATTAAAAATAATATATTTTAATTAATTCAATTTATACATAACTTGGCAAATCGTCTATATTCATTATTTTGTCTTTTTTTACTTTTTTTATTTTTTTTCTTGTTACAATATATTTTTCAAATAATTGGTGTTTTATAACATCTTCTGGATTATGTTTATGAACTGATCTAGCAATCATTTTGTATAATTTAAAATCAGGATATCTTTCTTCACCATTATTTTTATATAACATATTTCTTCCTTTATCGTCTTTACACCATTCAGCTATTAATAACGCAATCATATCTGTTTCTTTTTTTACTTCTTCTATATCATCGAAAAAATAATCAAATAAAGAACAAGCCAACCTACATAAATCAAAACTTTTATTTGGTTCTAATCTTGGTTTATTTGGATTTAAATAAGGTTCACAGTTATATTGAGATGAAGCGTCGCCTTTTGGAGAAAAACTATCACAACAAAAAATTTTTCCAGAATGTTTATAAATTCCTCTCCCAAAATCTATAATTTTAAATATTTTTCCAAATGTAGGTACTTTATAATATTCATTATTTAATTTATAAAACAAATATTGTCTATCGGTTTCAACGTACATAATATTATTAGAATGTAAATCGTTGTGTGTAAAATTGAATGTTTTTTGGTATACAATTAAAGATACAATAATTTGAAATAGACAAGAATTCCACTGCAAAGTATCCATTTCGTCGTCTTCATCTTCTACTTCTAATAATGAATCTAATGTATTTGTCAATCCTTCCAAACATATAATTTGTACTGGAAAATCAAAAACCTCTGCTTTGATATATTCTGTTCCGGAACTTGAATAATCAGACATATTTGAATTACTACAACTTTCAAGAGAAGAACTCGGTGCATCATCTGGCTCGCTTTCTTCATCTTCGTCGCTATTTTTTGAAGTATTTGAGCTTCTAGAAGAACAAGTTGAATTTGTCTTTTTGCTGTCACTGCTTTCGTTGCTACTTTTAACTTTAACATTATGTTCGCATAATTTTAAACTTGATTGTTTTTTAGAATTATTTGAATTATCTGAATTATCTGAATCATCTGAGTTATGTTTTTGTAAATTTTTTTCTGTTAAATCTTCTATTTTTATTCCCAAATCAATTTCTTCTGTTTCTATTGATATTTTTTCGCTTTTTAGTTTTATTTTCTTACGATGGGATCTTGTATCATCTTCTAACATATCCTCATCTATATCTTCGGTATTAAATAATTCTTCTTTATTGGCATGAAAATAATCAGACCCATATAAATATTCTAAATCATCAAATATATTCAAAAAATGTTTATCTTGTATTGCTAAAAATGACCCGTAAAAATCTATACCATGCACAAAGTTATGTTGATGAAATAAAGTGCTTGATAGATATGAAAAAAAACTATCAACATATGAAGTATTATTCACATCTAATACTTTTTTTGTATAACCTTCTGTCTCGTTATATTTAGGAAGATTTTTCATTTTTTCTTTAGCTATATGTGAGTATTTGCCTACCATATATTTCACAGGGTCAAATAATGGACTAAATTTAAAAAAAGATTTTCTCCTTACTGTATTATAATCGTTTTTTACTTTTATATTAAAGATATTATCCGTTATTTTTTCATCTAAAGATACTATTGAATTGTTTTGATTCAAATTTATAGAATTATTATTTTTATCATTTAATTCAAAGTATCTGCTATATATCGGAATGTAATTTTGTATATTATAAACATTCAAAGTGTCGTCCATTTGTTTGAATAACTCTGTATTATCATTCTTTTGATAAGACACAGTGAATAATGGGGTTATTAATGAAGCCATTTAGGTTTTATGTATAATATAAATTGTTATATTAAACTTATTTTTAAGTTTAAGTTTTTATTTTTAAGTTTATATCTTACATTTTTAATCTTGTTTTTCTATATCAAATGAATTTAGAATTAAAAAAATTTGATATGAAAAATATTAAATTTGATCCAAATACAAATTCTGGACCAGTAATTGTTTTAATTGGTAGAAGAGACACGGGTAAAAGTTTTTTAGTTAGAGATATGTTATATTATCATCAAGATATTCCAATTGGGACAGTTATTTCTGGTACAGAAAGTGGAAATGGATTTTATGGAAACATTGTTCCCAAATTATTCATCCACGATGAATATAATACAGCTATTATTGAAAATATATTGAAAAGACAAAAAATTGTTTTAAAACAAGTAAAAAAAGAAAAAGCTGCTTATGGAAGAACTAATATTGATGGTAGAGCATTTGTTATTCTAGATGATTGTTTATATGATAATAGTTGGGCTAGAGAAAAAATGATGCGTCTATTATTCATGAATGGAAGACATTGGAAAATTATGCTTGTTATTACAATGCAATATCCTCTCGGTGTTCCTCCTAATTTAAGAACAAATATTGATTTTACATTTATACTACGAGAACCATATATCACAAATAGAAGAAGAATATATGAAAATTATGCTGGTATGTTTTCAACATTTGAAAGCTTTTGTCAAGTAATGGATCAATGTACTGAAAATTATGAATGTTTGGTTGTTTGTAATAATTCAAAATCTAATAAACTTGAAGACCAAATTTTTTGGTATAAAGCTTCCCCTCACGGAAAATTCAGATTGGGTTCAAGAGAATTTTGGGAAATGTCTAAAAATTTAGCGTCTGATGATGATGAAGAAATGGAATATGACCCAACTTTAGGCATCAAAGGACCAAGAATTAATGTTAAAAAAAATAAATGGTAATTGAATACTATATATTATTTTTATAATATATATTATTTTTATAATATATATTATATGAAACTTTCTAATGCGGATTATAAGAAAATATTAAAATTTTATAAATTATATATTCCAAAAAAACCTCAAAATATAAAGAAAAAAGCTAATAAAATTATAGCTACCAAATTTTGTAGTTGTATTAAAAAAGTTCATAAAAAATTTATTAAAGGAACACCCGAGGGAATAGCTATTGGTATTTGTACTAAATCGGTAATTACAAGAAAGGGATATAAAAGAGGGAAATTTAAGTGTAAAAAAAGAAGAACTATTAAATTACAAAAAGGTGAAAAACGCCGCAGACGCACCCGAAAAAGAAAAACGAAGACATAAATTACAAATTAAAAAAATTGAACTTAATAAAATGTATTAATATTTTATTAACAATGAATATGGAAAATAACAAGACTAATAATAAAAAGCCTGAAACTGAAAAACCTTTACAAGAATGTAACAAGAAATCCAAAAAAATGAAGGCACCACGTTGTCCTTATTTAGGATGTAATAAAAAAATTAAACATATAATGGGTCATTGTAAATGCAAAGTATCGTTTTGTTTACAACACCGTCTTCCTCATTTACATTCTTGTAAAGTAGACCTGAAAGTAACTAAATTAGAATTTATTAAAAATAACGGATTAGGTGGCATAAATATTAAACAATTTGAAGTAATTTGATATAAATTTAATATATTGTAATAATATTATGACTGACTTCGCTTCTATGTCTTTGTATATTGACAAAAAAAGAAGGAACAGTAATCCAAT